TTTTACTGAGATGATCAATGATATGTTTGGAGGATCTTATATTGAGAGATCTGACATGCCTATTCATAGTGGTTATCTTCTGAGATTTCATGATGCAGAAGCTGCAATTGCTTATATTGCTTCTATTGCTACTTCCTCTTCTACTTCAGGAAATGTTACTACTTATGTTCTTCCTGCTACTGATGGTAATACTCTTCCTGTTTATGCTACTACAGTAACTGGTATTGATGTTGTTTATGTAGGTCTATCTGCTTATCCGGATGCTCTTAAATACTTTACTGATGATGCTGTATTTGTTACTTTATCTTATGGGGCAAATAGTGGATCAGGAACTATGATTGGACAGACTACTACTGCTGGTAAGACTGTAAAACTCAAGGCTAATGGATTTACTGCTCCTTCTTCTAAAGAATTCAAAGAATGGAATACTGAGACTGATGGAACTGGTACTTCTTATAATCCTGGTGATTCTGTAGAAGTTACTGACGATATTACGCTGTACGCTATTTGGGCGTAACTATTAGTAGGAGGTAATTTATGGTTAACAGAATGTCATTAAGAGTTAATCTTAATGTTAAGGATAATAAATGGAGACCTGGATTACCTTTGATAAATGATCCTAAGTACGGATTAAATACATTACAAATCAATGAAAAATTAAAAATTTTATCTGATTTTAGTGAGTATTTAGCTCGTCAAATGCAGAAGTTACTGAAAAGTCGAATTTATACTCAGTACAGATATCTTAGATGGGCTCCACTTACTCCAGGTTATGCTGAATTTAAGAAGAAAGCAGGGTTGTCACCTAATATATGGGAAGCTACTGGATTACTTGTTGATTCAATTGTTTATTATAGAGAAGGTGATACATATGTAATAGGAATTAATCCTAAAGCATGCTATCCTAATTCTAATGTTAAAGTATTATTTGTTGCAGAATGTATGGAGTTTGGTACTCGATATATGCCAGCACGACCATTATTTGGACCCACTGTTAATTTTATGAGACGTAATGTTAGAAAGTACTGGGAAATGTATCTTAAGGAATCCGTTAGGAGGTTGTTATGATATATTTATATGATAAAGCCATGGAGAATAAACTTAAGAAAGTATTTCCTAATACTGTTTATGCTCCTACTGATAAATTTTATGAACGTTATTTATTAAAAGATAAGAATGACAAAGTAAAATTGCCAGCATTATCTATTTGGAGAACGTCTCATGAATTTATTCCCCATAATGCTAAAACTCAGTTATCAGTTGCGAATTTTGGTATTCGTCATGATGAAGAGTATTTAGTTAGAAATATATATTCAATGCAAATAATACTTAGATACCAGTTAGATATATGGGCAGGTACTGATATAGATCGTGATGATCTTATGAATGAAATACTTTTCTTTTTAGTATCTTATCCTAATATATTTATACAGTATCAAGGTCAGAAGTTTGAATTTCCTATTCAAATAGAACCTCCTGATGATATAACTGAAATTGCTGAATTTGAGTCTAATGGTGATCTTTATAGAATATCAATTCCATTAGTAGTTCCTGATGCAAGATTGTTATTTTATCAGGATGCAAGAACTTGTAAGTATATTGATTTATCGTACTATACTAATAATGATTTTGATTCTCAAAGCAGAATAGGTGGATAAGGAGGTAAAAAAGTTATGTATGCCATTACTTCTCGGACTAATAATGAAATCATGATCGAAGTTGTTAAAAATGGTGAACATGTTCGTGAAAAACTCGATCATAAGTTTCAGATTACTCATAGTGAACAAGTTACTAATAGTATGATTAGACTTAGTAATGTTGATCCTAAGATTATTTCTTATGCTGAAGTAGAAGCTCCTGCTGCAGTAGTTACTGAAGAGGAAAAGGCTCCTGAAAGTGGAAGACGTGGTCGTAGATCAAATGTAACTAATGAAGATACTACGAGTGAAAATCAGTGATTATAAGGAGGTATAAGTTATGGTACCAATTTCCCAGATGAAGTCACCTGGAGTATTCATTGATGAAGTTGATCTTAGTGCATATGCTGCGATCATGGATACTTCAAAGATTTTCGGAATCGTTACAGTAGCTCAGAATGGTCCTGTTGGTGAGGTCATTAGTGTATCTACTGTTAAAGAATTCGAAGAGATTTTTGGTGATCCTATTAGTGATGGTGGATTAGCTTGTCGATTCTTACTTGATCAGACTAGTTCTGTAAAAGTCGTTCGTGCTGCTAGTTCTACTGCTGCTTATCGTTCAACTACTCTTGCTGCTGTTGATTCACAGAGTCAGACAGTATCTTTTGTAGTAACTTATAAGTATAAAGGTACTCTGTACTCTGATGCTCTGTATGTTACTATTTCTCGTATTGCTGATGAGGATCCTGATAAATTCAATATTCTTATTACTAAGGGTGATGCTCGTACTGAGCTTCTGAATAAGAATTACACTTGTGATCCTGACAGTGCTACTGATGAGTTCCCGTATGTATTCGATGATGATAGTACTGACTTTACCTTCACTCTTGCATCAGGAGTGGATATTGCATCAGTAACTGCAGTTACTAATCAGCAGTTTTCTACTGGTAGTAATGGTACTGATCTTTCAGATGCTGAGATTCGTGAATTTATTGATGCATTCGATGATGCTGAAAATATTGATCTTGATATTTTAGCTGCTCCTGGTATGATTAGTGCTGCTGCAATTGGTCGTCTTGTTACTGTTGCTAATAATCGTCAGGATATTGTTGCAGTAATCGATACTCCTCAGGGACTTACTCCTGATGAAGCAGTTGAGTTCGTAAATGGTACAAATGAGGATTATTCTATTCAGAAGATTGACTCTACTTATGCTGCATGCTATTATCCTTGGGGTCGTGTATATGATGAGTATGAAGGAGTTAGTAAGTGGGTACCAGCTTCAGTCGGTATTCTTCCTGCTATGGCTCAAGAGTACTCAGTTTATGATAACTGGGTTGCTCCTGCAGGTATTCCTCGTCTCACAATTACAGTATTTTCTGAAATGGAGAGAATTCTTAAGAGAGATTCTCGAGATACTCTTTATGCAGATGGTAATATTAATCCTATTTGTAACTATAAGCAGAGAGGACTCACTGCTTTTGGTCAGAAGACCATGCAGAGATCTCTCACTGCTACAAATCGTCTTAATGTAAGATTCTTTGTTAATTATATTAAGAAGTTAGCTGATTATGCTTCTACTGCTTATCTGTTCAGTGAGATCAATGAAAATACTTTTGATTCCTGGACTCAGGCTATTGATGCTAAATTAGCAGATATTCAGGCTCGTGGTGGTCTTTATGATTATAAGATCACTATGGATTGGACGACTGTCACTGATGAGTACTTAAATAATAACATCATGCCTGGTGTAATCCAGATTAAGCCTACCAAGACTGCTGAGTTTATTCCGATTGATGTTGTTATTCGTAACAAGTCAGATGACTTTGAATAATTAAAGGAGGTATAAAGATTATGCAGAGAAATTATGCG